GGGTGGTATGTCACCGCGAAGGTAGACGGGGAAGTTGTGGAAGTTCCTTATGATGATCTGCTTTCGCAGTATCAGAAAAATACTACTGCTGACAGACGACTTCAGGAAGCCGCAGAACGTCAACGTGAGTTGGCTGAGTATGAGGAAAAACTGAATGCGTATCGGGCTCAACTTGAAGCCCAAAATCGACCATCGCAAGACGTCGAAAAACAACAATCGCCATCTTCGGACGCGAATACTGATGCTCTTTATGAGCAATACCACGATGCCCTTTTCCAAGCGGATGAAGCGAGAGCAAGCCAATTGCTTAAACAAATCCGCGCTGCTGAACAGCCAAGAGAGCCCAGTATTGATGTTAATTCAATCATTGAGCGAACCAAGGCTGAAATGCGGGAAGAGGAGAAACAGGCCCGTGAACGTGGCTATGAAGCACGTCGCCAGCAAGCAGTCGAATTATTTAAGGATGAATTTTCCGACATTACTGACGACACCTCATTGCTGGCTGTAGCGGACCGTCGTTCTGCTGAACTTTATCAAGAAGACCCTACCCGGGACCCATGGGACATCATGCAAGAGTCGGGCCAATATGCTCGTGAATGGGTGATGACTTACGTTGAGGAACTGGGCGGGACACCGAAAGATAAGCAACGCCAAGAGCGTAAGCAGAGCATGGACGAAGTTACTCCGAAAAACGTTCGAGCCAATATTGGTGAGGACCTTGAGGAGCCAACTTATTCCGATGTCATCGCGGAGATGAAAAAAGAGCGAGGGCAACCCGCTTAATCTCCTAGTAATTTCACAATCATTTTGAGGTAACACAACCATGGCAGGACAAGTATGGGGTACCAGTAGCCTTGGCGGCTACATGTACTCGCTTAACCTATCCAAGGAATTGCGTATCGCCTTACGTCCGATTGTGAAGTTTCGTCAGTTCGCGGATGTCAAGGACGCCGCGCACCAAGGTCTCAACAAGGGCGACACCTTCCACTGGAACGTGTACTCCACTGTTGCTACCGGAGGTGCGGCTCTCACCGAAGGCACTGCGATTGCTGAAACGAACTTCACGATCACGCAGGGTACGATGACCATCACTGAGATGGGGAACTCGATTCCATTCACTTCCAAACTAGACGATTTGTCTGAGCACCCCGTTAAGGAAATTATCCATAAGGTGCTCAAGGTAGATTGCGCTCAGGTGCTTGATGATTTGGTCGCAGACCAGATCGATACAACTCCTTTGCGTGTTGTTCCTACCGCTGGCACGGCTACCGATGAGGTCACTTTGACCACCAACGGTACTGCTACGCTGACAAACAACGTCGCATTGGGCAAGGACCACGTCAAAGCAATCGTAGACGTGCTTAAAGAAAGAAATATCCCGGCTTTCAGCGGGGACGACTATTTCTGTCTGGCATGGCCTACGACTTACCGTGAACTCAAAAACGATCTGGAGGCGATCAATCAGTACGTCGAATCCGGTTTTCAGATGATCCGTAATGGTGAGACTGGTCGTTATGAGGGTGTGCGCTTTGTTGAGCAGACGTATCGTGCCAAAGGCGGTTCCGCCACAGGCATGGGCACTGCTTCTTCGACTTGGACTAACTCCAAGTCGGACTGGGCGATTTTCATGGGTGCTGACACTGTAGCCGAGGCGGTTGCTATCCCCGAAGAAATTCGAGGAAAGATTCCGACCGACTATGGTCGTTCCCGTGGTATTGCGTGGTACTACCTAGGGGGCGCTGGCCTCGTTCACTCTGCTGCTGCACAGGCCCGCGTCGTAATGTGGGACTCTGCTGCTTAAAGGAGGAGCGACATGGCACAGTCAACTCAAGGTGTGGGCGTGAAAAGTGGTCTTTCTGATCAACAGAAGATCACTGCGTCCTTGAAAGACTTAGGTCTTGCTTCCAAAGGTCCCGGGCAGAAGCCTGAAGGCGTTGGTTCGTCTTCAAGCGCCCGTCATGGGACTCGTGTGGATGGCGGCCCTAAGTAACCACCACTTCAATATGGGAGAAGGGGGGCACTAGCCCCCCTTTTTTCTGGGGAAACAATGAAAAATATTAAATACAAAGTTGGCTTTGAATCGAAAGCCGAAACAAAGGATTCATCCATTTCTTGTCGTATGGGTTGGGATCAGCCGAAAGAGGCCCACCATGTCGAAGGTGATGAATGGGAATCTGGCGTAGTCTATCCGCAACCGATGAATGGCTCTTTCCGTATGTCATGGACGTGGCCGACAACGGTTCGGAAGGTAATGAACAAGGCGTAAGTCATGCCTGATGCAGAACATGGCGCACCGGGAGGAGGTCAAGGCTCCGGTATGGGGTCAGGGCATGGGAACGGAAACCAAAACGGAAACCAAGGCGGAGGAAACCCCGCAGATGCCAACAACCCCGGAGTAAGTACTGGGATAGAAGGCTCTAGTGGGGCAGTTGACTCACCCGGTGTTAACAGGGGATACGAAGGCTCTACTCCTGACTTAGGTGGTTTTAATCTTAGTTCTCCCGGCTCTCACCCAGATCAAAACCCTGCGAACAATCCCGGTATTGGCTATGGCATTCAGGACGTAGATATTGATGTCGATTACGGGTACTACGATGGCTTTGGTGCAGTTGAAGATGCAATGCGATCCCCGGCGATATCGCCAAGTTTTGATGTCGTCGAAAACGCAATGCGATCCCCGGCAATTTCTCCGAACTTCAATGCTGTAGAAAACGCAATGCGATCTCCGGCAATTTCTCCTAATTTTGACGCAGTTGAAAATGCAATGCGATCCCCTGCAATCTCTCCGAACTTCAACGCAGTGGAAGATGCAATGCGATCTCCCAGTTTACTTGGGACAAACTTCAACGCGGTTGAAGATGCAATGCGTTCTCCAACTCCGGGCACCGCCGTAGAGACAGAAAGCACTGCACCCCCAACATCTGTAACAGGAACTCCCTCGAAGCGCGCTTACAGGGGGACGCCAGCCATCACAACAGGTCCGACAGTGAGTCCAACTGTAGACCCCGTTCAAGAGGCTAAAACTAAGCAGATGCGGGCCATCTCTGTAGTGCAGGGCTGGCGGGACCTTTTTGATAAATCCAAGAAAGCATGGGGCCCGTTCAAAAACTTTTCTCCTGCATACGACCAAAGAACAAAGACAGCAATTGTCAAAGACCTATATGAGAAATATGGCCCAACATTGCAGGAGGCCACCAAAGAATACAGCAAGCAAGTAAACAAAGAACTTGATGAAGAGGGCGTTGGGTTTCGCGGTTTGCTCCCCGGGTACTCTGCAATTCGAGGTCTTATGGGGCTGATAGGGTTGGAGGAAGAGCATACCCATCCGGCTCATCAAGCATTGCTGGACATGATGGAAGATGCTGGCTTGATCGATAAAGATTACGGCGAGGGGCAAACGGAGGCCGCGAAACGCATTGCGTGTGAGTCGAAAGGCTACAAGTGGGATTCTGATCTACAAGCCTGTATTAAGTCTGGTAGCGACATTTGATTCAAGTAACAAGGGTTCCTGATAAAAACTGGAAAGAACTTTCTGACAATGACCTTGGAGGCAAAAGAAAGAAGGCCGTATGCCTAGTACGGTACGGCGGCTTTGGAGACTTAATCCAAATCACCTCACTCTTCCCCCTGATTAAAGCGCAAGGCAAAAAACTTTGTGTAAATGTCACTGAAAACGGCGTTGATCTACTTCATAGTGATCCGTACATAGACGAATTGTTGATTCAGAACACGGACCAAGTGCCGAACCGGGAACTTGGGCCTTATTGGGAACGTCTTGGGGAGTTGTTCGATGAGTTTTATAACCTCGGTGGTGTGATTGAGCAAAACCTGCTGTGCCTTCCGGGGCAGGACATATACGAGTGGCCGCATGAAAAGCGGCACAAGAAACTGAACAAGAACTATTCCGAAGCCATACATGACGTGGCAAACGTGGAACATAAGTTTAAGTTTAAATTTCACCCAACGAGTTCAGAAAAAAAGTGGGTTAAGAAGCAACGCAAGAAAATGAGGCTCGACGGGAGTTACACGATCCTCATAACACTCTCGGGCTCCTCTGTTCATAAGGCTTATCCTTTTATGGATAACGTCATCGCTCGGATGCTGCTCACCAATCCCCAAGTGAAATTCGTCATGGTTGGGGACGAGACATGTCAGTTGTTGGAAAGCGGTTGGGAAAATGAAAAGCGTGTGTTCCCAAGAAGCGGGAAGTGGAGTATTAGGGAGACGCTGGCGTTTGCGCAGCAATGCGACATGGTCGTTGGTCCTGAGACCGGGGTTCTCAACGCCGTAGGCACAGAAGACCTCGCAAAGGTTGTTCTTCTTTCTCATTCATCCAAAGAAAACCTCACGAAGCACTGGATCAACACCACCGCGATTGAGCCAGCAGATGTCGATTGCTATCCGTGTCATCAAATGCACTACGGTTTCAAACATTGCAATCGTGACCTACGCACAGGTGGCGCAATGTGCGCTGCGAACATAACTCCAGATGACGTTGTTGACGCCATCGAGGGACACATAGAACTGAAAAATGAATTTCCTAGAATTAGCGCAAACGGTTAGGCAAGAAGTCGGCATCTCTGGCACAGGCCCATCAACTGTGGTTGGTCAGGAAGGTCAGTTAAAAGTTATTGTTGATTTCGTCGCGGAAGCAGACTACCAGATTCAGTCGCTTTGGCATGACTGGGATTTTCTGTGGTCTCAATACAGTTCTACGCTGTCTACTGGAACAAGAGGGCCAGCGGTTGGGAAACCTACTGATTTCGGTAATTGGGATATGCGCTCTTTTTATCTTGATTACACATCAGATGACTCCACGAACCTTACTCCACTCAGTTATGTGGACTGGAGGGCGGACCACAGGCAGGGTACGGCGACCAACTCTACGCCTACATATGTAGTTATCCAGCCGGATAACAATGCAATAGTCGATCCCCCGCCAGATAAGGCTTACACGATAACAGCCGACTACTGGAAGACGCCTACTCGAATGACGGCGAACACAGATGAGTCGGTTATACCGAGCCAATACCATCGAATAATTGTCGCGAGAGCGAAAACATTCTGGGCGGAAAGGGAAGAGGCTCCAGAGATTTTGGTTTCATCTTCGGCTGAGTATCAGGACCTGCTTGACAAACTTGAGTCTCAGTCACTTCCGGGCCAGAGGGCGCGAAGATTCGGAAATGACGACTTCGATCAGGTTGTACGTCCCGTATGACTAATATCTATTCAGATTTAATCCAGAGGTCGCATATACCCGGATCGTCCATGCGGATCAAGTACTTCCCCTTTAAGGGAGGGGAGGTACTAACTGATCCTGCGTTGTCTCAACAGCCGGGTAGCCTATTGTTCGGAAAGAATTATGAGGTGTACCCAGAGGGTGGGTACAGGCGTATTGATGGCTTTGAAAGGTTTGACGGAAGAACTAAACCGTCAGAAAGCCTTTATTGGATTCTGGAGTTTGAAACTGGCTCCGTTGCCGCTGTAGACACGAACACTATCACTGGCGCTACTTCAGGAGCCACAGCAGAACTAATCGCAGACGCGGTAGTAGAAAGTGGCTCATACGCAGGTGGAAATGCTGTTGGCTACATGGCGGTTGCACTACTGACAGGTACTTTCACCGTAGGCGAAAACATCCAAGTCAGCGCGTCTACTGTGGCTGTAGTGAAGACTGCCGAAAATGTCCTCGGCGCAACTACAGATGCCTTGGACTCTACTTATTCTCAAGCCTCAATCGAAAGGGCGAGAACTAAAATCGGAACAGTCCCGGGGTCCGGGCCAATTCGTGGCGTTTGGGTCTATAACGGCTCGACATATGCGTTCCGTGACAACGCGGGTGGAACTGAAACCAAGGTGTACAAATCGTCCACATCAGGATGGACGTCTGTCGATTTAGGTCAGTACATCAGATACAACACTGGCTCCGTTGCTGTCTCAGAAGGCGATACAGTCACTGGAGCCACGTCTGGCGCTACTGGAGTTGTTCAACGTGTAACAATTACCACAGGAGCGGTTGGAACCAGTGACGCCACTGGAGTCTTTGTTCTTACGGGGGTTACTGGGACATTTCAGTCTGCGGAAAATCTTCAAGTCAGTTCTTCGACTGTCGCATTTTCAACCAGCGCTCTAGTCACGATCTCTCTTGTTCCCGGTGGTCGGTATGAATTCGTCAACTATAACTTTGGCGGTTCCACCTCAACCAACCGAATGTATTGGGTTGATGGATTTAACACGGCGTTTGAGTGGGACGGCACCTACGCAGTGCCGTTGTTTACCGGGATGTCAGTTGATACCCCTAAACACCTTGCTGCGCATAAGAACCATCTGTTTCTAGCCTTCCACAAAGGCTCATTACAACACTCCTCTATCTCCAATCCTTATGGGTTTAACGTTGTAACAGGGGCGGCTGAAATTGGGACCGGCGATGAGATAACTGGGCTTCAGGTTATGCCCGGGGATGCAATGGCCGTGTTTAACCGTAATCGTATTTACATACTTTACGGAACTAGCGCTGCCGACTGGAACCTGAAAACATTTTCTGATAACTCAGGTGCTATTGAGTGGACTATCCAGAACCTTACTGAAACCATGTTTCTGGACGATAGGGGAGTCACAACCTTCTCCGCAGTAAATGCTTACGGCGACTTTTCAATGAACGCTATAAGCAAAAAAATCAAGCCGCTTATCGACCAGAAGAAAGGCTTATCAATATCGTCAATCAGAGTAAGAAGTAAAGGCCAGTACCGAATATTTTTTACCGATGGAACGGCGATCTACGCAACATTTTCTGGGAACAAACTCGCCGGTTTTATTCGGATCGATCTAGGCAAGGTCGTATATACCGTTTGCTCTGCTGAAGACGCATCAGGGAATGAAATCCTTTTCTTTGGGTCTGATGATGGGTACGTCTACCAGATGGATTCTGGCACCTCTTTTGATGGGTCAGCAATTGAAGCGATGTTGAGATTCTCTTATTACCACTTTGACTCACCCACTCGTGACAAGCGCTTCAGAAAGATTCAATTTGAGATGTCCGGTGATTCAAGCATCGCACTCCAGTTCCAGCCTGACTATTCCTACTCAGACCCAGATGCCCCCGAAGCAAGAACAAGAAGCCTCAACATCGATGGAAGTGGCGG